GTCATCTTTCTGGGTCTTTACTGTCGTATTTCCTTCTGAACTACGTCAGTAGAGCAAGACCCGTTTGAGTCTACCGCACCCTGAGCATTACACCACATTTGGTAGTAAGGTTCCAGGTTCTTGCGAACGGAGTCAAACCTAGGCAGAGATTGCTTCCATTTGAACTTCTTTGGCTGTGCCAAAGGCAGTCCTAGATGCGCATCTCGGCTATGCTCTAGAAATCTCAATATCTTTCCTTGATCACGAAGTGGATGTGTTAACCACGGTGCGTTCAAGAAGAAAGAAAGAGTACTGAGTCTCGTGGCATCTGCCTGGCCGGCAGCTGTTAATGAGCTCTTGCCGTACCGATTACGATCTCTTTCGAGATTGTGTGTGATCAACCTAGTTTCCCTAGGATGAGTTTCGGCTAACCGACTAAGTCGGGCTTCGGCGCGTTTGCGCTTATTGGTATCCAGTTCACCTTGCGGTAACTTTGGATCCAGAAGACTAGCTAAAAACTCCTCCATATTGGATAAACGTTGGTCCAGAGATAAACCTTCTGGATTCCAACCAAACCCAATAGGTTCGGGTAAACGGGCAAACCACTCGGTAAACCCTTGGATAGATGGATGCAGGAATGGTATGATATCCGGCCCGACATTTCTTACTGTGTCGAGTAGGTTTTCATCCACGATGCCTTTCCATTTAACCGACTGGAACTTCCCGTCTGTCGTAAAAACGAATCCAGCGAACTCCGCTATTTTGTTTGATCGCAGAGTCTTCAACGGGCTAAAAGGTAAATCAAGATCTACCAACGCGTCAGCATAAGCTTCAGCTAGCTCGTCGTCCAGGATGACTACGTCGTCCCCGATGACAAAGAACTTATCATCGTGTTGACCTTGGTTAAGTGATGCCAACAGCATACCATGGGTAGCTGCGAACATCATAAACGAGGGACCAAGTCCTAAAACTTGACCTCTCGCCCAAGTGATTGCCTGACCATTGTATCTCCACGGCATCTGAGACACCGTCTCGAAGAAGTCGATAAGAGGTGCAAAGTCCTTAGACAGCGCTTGTCTCATCATGACAACCTGTAGTTCCAGAGGGAAAACATTGGTCGCATCCGACAAATCAAAACAGTGAACAGTTTTTCCTTCCCTTAGCCGGGCAAGGATATGTTCATCTGCGACTTGTTGGTTATACGTACCATCCCACGGCAACTTTTGCAATAGTACTTGAAGCCCCTTCTTCAGAGGCATTAGGCACTGCTGCAACCAGATGTTTGGTGCACCAAAATGTCGGAGCTTGTAACCAGGCTCCTGAGACATATGGATCTCACCGATAACATCCAGTTGTGGATCAGCTGCACGTGCGACTTGGCTGCCAATGTATTCGTCAAGAACCGCACTCATGATCTTCCAGTGATCAACTACTAGTAACCGGCCAATTGGTCCGGCTAGCATGTTCATCACTTCGGAACCCATGCGTGCTTCATGGTTTTGACGCCATTGAGCAGAGAATAGCAACTTTTCCAAATCATCTGGCTTACGCCACCTGATGTTGTACTCGGCTGCTACTCGACCCAAGCTGTACTTGTAATGTGTTGGAACAGGTTTTCTAAGATTAGTAACGGAGGATAAAAACTTCTCACGTTGCTTCTTAGTCTCGCTTTTAGCGATGAGACTTGTGTAGATGTTGAGCAGTTGCATAACCCTTCTTCGGTTCTTCTTTGAAGTAACCAGTTCGGATTGCAACCAGCCCCACACACCTGCAAACTTGTCGGGAGTCGTTTT